CGGCTTATAGGGATTTTGAAACCCGAATCAGTCTTGTGGACGAGAAACTGCCTGCAATAGAAATGGTCAGAAAAGCAGTTTATGAGAAAATCGGTAAATTTACAAAGAGTGAAATAATGGAACTTATACCGTCTCTGTCTAAGGCTTCAGTAGAAAATTCGCTGACGCAGTTGATGAAGGATGGTGTTATTGATAGGCACGGAAAAGGGAAAGCGACATTCTATACAAGGACAGATATGTAGTAAAAATAAGGAACAGTGCCATAAAAAATAAACGGTCCAGGAGAAGGGTCCTGGTTTAGCCTTGAGACAGCGGGCTGAATGTCTTCCTGTTGGTCGTGGAAAACCATTGTAATGATATAGTAAGGCGAATGGTTCATATTCACCGAAATCACCGGATTCATCTATGAAAATGCTAAGTTCTTTCAATACCTGTCACCACTGCAATTTTTGAAAAAAATGACGGGGAACTTCCCCGCCCTTGATGGACCTAGGTCTTGCGACCAGCCCAAAGAAATCAATGATTTCATCACCTTTCGTATATGCCAAAATCGATGAAAATGCAATAGAAATTTAAGGAAAGTGAAGCGTAAGGAAAGGGGAAAATCACGAAATGGTTGGACGGATTCAGGATATCACCGTTGAAATTGGCGGCGATACCGCTAAACTGCAGACTGTCTTGAAGGGTGTAAATACAGAGCTCAGGAATATTCAGAGCTAGCTGCGTGATGTAGATAAACTCCTGAAACTTGATCCGGGGAATACAGAGCTGCTTTGCACAGAAACACAGGCTGCCGGGTATGCTGTTAAAGAAACGAAGGAAAAGCTGGAGACATTGAAAACGGCGGCGGAGCAAGCAAAGCAGACGCTGAAGGAAGGTGCGATTACACAAGATCAGTATGACGGCCTGCAGCGTGAAATCGCAGAGACAGAAGCAAAGCTTAACTCTTTGGAGGAACAGGCAAATCAATCGGCTATGGCGCTTCTGAGTATTGCCGCAAAGGATGGAAACTGAAGACGGTCGGAGAGAATAGATTTATGGTGCAGAGGAAACGGATGATTGGACAGATCCGAAAGTGTGGAAGAAAGCAAATCCATCTTTAGGAATTACAGTAAGTATTGACAAAGTTCAAGCAGCCTGTGATTCTGCCAAGCAGAATCCGGGAGAAGAGAATGCGTTCAGACAGCTTCGACTGAACCAATGGGTCAAACAGGCAGTTCGCTGGATGCCGATGGATAAATGGGATGCCTGCAATTTTCATGTAAATGAAGACGATTTGGAAGGCCGTGTATGTTATGGTGGTTTGGATTTATCATCTACCACAGACATCACGGCTTTTGTGTTGGTGTTTCCACCGATGGATGAGGAAGATAAGTTTGCCATTCTACCATATTTCTGGATTCCGGAAGATACCTTGGAACTTCGAGTCCGAAGAGACCATGTTCCATATGATATCTGGGAGAGGCAAGGGTTTTTACAGACTACAGAAGGAAATGTAGTTCATTACGGATACATTGAAAAATTTATTGAACGATTGGGAGAACGATTTAACATCCGTGAGATTGCATTTGACCGTTGGGGAGCAGTACAGATGGTGCAGAATCTGGAAGGAATGGGATTTACGGTCGTTCCGTTTGGTCAGGGGTTCAAAGATATGAGTCCTCCAACGAAAGAACTGATGAAACTGACATTAGAGAAGAAGCTGGCTCATGGCGGGCATCCGGTTCTGCGTTGGATGATGGATAACATTTTTATCCGGACAGATCCAGCAGGAAATATCAAAGCAGATAAAGAAAAGTCTACGGAGAAGATTGATGGTGCGATTGCGACCATTATGGGACTTGATAGAGCGATAAGATGTGGGAATGATGTGAGTGCTTCGGTTTATGATGAGAGAGGCATCTTGTTTATTTGAATAAAATATTTTCATTTGGATAAGGTATTTACTGTACTTATTAAATTGGGGAACAAGTGCGATAGAAATATTTAAAAATGTTCCCCAATATATATTGATTATTGGGGAACATTATGGTAGTCTTATTATAAGATTTGTTCCCCAAAGGAGGAAATGTTATGGCAGTACAGTATCAAAAAATACAAGAATTGCTCAAAAGCAGAGCTGATCTTAACGCAAGACTGAGTCTGATGCCTTAGATGGAACGCCTGAAATAAAGGAACGTGGTGATGGGAAGTATCTATATGTTAGGAAACGTGTAGCAGGCAAGCTGACATCAACTTACGTAGGTGCATATACAGAAGAACTTTATAATTTGCTCCTTCGTAATGCAAGAGAAGCCAGGGAAATCAGAAAAGAACTTCGTAGTATAGAAAAAAAGCTTGCTGTAGCAGGATATTCAGAAGATGAACTCTCTGCAGATGTATTAAACAATATTGCATTTGCACGAGCTAATATGAAAATGAATATTTATGATCAGGCTGTTTTGGAGGGTGTTGCAACATCTTTCCCACAGACAGAAGAAATCATAGAAAATGGTAAGGTTTCCGGTATGACGGCTACCGATGTGCAAAAGATTTTAAACCTAAAACACGCATGGGAATTTATTCTTGATCGTGATGTGGCTGCCAGCCGTTCTGACTACTATATGCTCAGTCATATTGCTAGGCTTGTTAATGAAGGATTTTTTGCAGAAGGTGGTCGTATACGTGGTGTTCCTGTTACCATTGGTGGCTCATCATATGTTCCGCCATTGCCTAATGAACTGGATGTGAAAGAGAAAATCCGTGAAATTACCGAAGAGACAGATGAAGCTATTAATATTGCTATCAAGTTGTGCCTGTATTGTATGAAAACACAGATATTTCTAGATGGAAATAAGAGAGCATCTGTTATTTTTGCTAATCACTATCTGATTGCACATGGAGGTGGTTTTCTGGTAATTCCTGAAAAAGAAGTGCCGGAATTTAAGAAGTTGCTCGTAAAATATTATGAGGGCGAAGATAATTCTATTATTGCAACCTTCATGAAAGAACGCTGTTGGAAAACAATAGAATCTTAGATAAGTTTTATATTGGGGAACATATTTTGGTATATTTTTCAAATTTGTTCCCCAATGCTATATCAGCTGTAAAAGTCGAGAAGTTGGCTCTTTTATTAATTGATAAATCTTTTGTATTGCTTATAATAGAGGTAAGAAAATAGTAGGAGGTCATCACAATGAGGTTTGATGAATTTATTTGAACAAAGAAGTCTGGTGGCTTCAAAGTTAGAAGATTGTATCAGAGATAAAGGTTACACGAAAGCGTCATTTGCCGGCAAAGTGGACATATCGCGTACGATATTAGACAGATTGTTATGTGGTACTGTTGATAACAAAAATACATTTGATCGTCATATGCAGAAAATTTTGAAAGTGTTGAATATGTCAGTAGAAGAGTTGCTACTTTACAATTCTGTATCACCTAAACCAGTTAGGGCAACCGTGTTTTCACAGAATGTCAATTTTGAAGATGGAAAAAATAATGCAGGAAAGAAGCCATATGATTTGCTTCTGGATGTAATTGATTTGTGTGCAGTATATTATTAAAATAGTGCTAATATAAATAATGGACAAGAGCATCAGAAAAACTGGTGCTTTTCTTTTTGATAGGGGTGAGATATTCATGGGAATTTTACAATCAATTTTTAAATCAAGAGATAAGCCACAGAATGCGACATCTGGCAGTACATACCGATTCTTTACCGGTGGCAGTTCCAGTGGCAAGAATGTCAATGAGCGTTCTGCTATGCAGATGACGGCGGTGTATTCCTGTGTACGTATTTTGTCAGAGGCGGTGGCAAGTCTTCCGCTTCATATGTACAAATACAATTCAGACGGTGGTAAGGAGAAGGCGGTGAAACATCCGCTTTATTTTTTGCTCCATGATGAGCCAAATCCGGAGATGACGTCCTTTGTATTCCGGGAAACATTGATTACGCATTTACTCCTGTGGGGAAATGCTTATACCCAGATTATCCGTAATGGAAAGGGAGAGATTATTGCATTGTATCCCCTAATGCCAAACCGAATGACGGTGGACAGGGATGATAAGGGACCGCTTTATTATCAGTATAACACCAGCAAGGATGATGCACCGACCATGAAAGGAAGTATGGTGAATCTGAAACCTTCGGATGTGCTTCATATTCCCGGTCTTGGATTTGACGGACTGGTAGGATATTCTCCGATTGCCATGGCGAAGAATGCCATTGGTATGGCGATTGCCTGTGAAAAGTATGGTGCGAAATTCTTTGCAAATGGTGCCACGCCGGGTGGGATTCTGGAGCATCCTGGAACGGTAAAGGATCCACAGAGAGTAAGAGACAGTTGGACTTCTGCTTTTGGCGGCAGCTCCAATTCCAATAAGGTAGCAGTTTTGGAAGAGGGAATGAAGTACACACCGATTTCCATTAGTCCGGAACAGGCCCAGTTTTTGGAAACAAGAAAATTTCAGATAAATGAGATCGCTCGAATTTTCCGAGTTCCGTCGCATATGGTCGGGGATTTGGAGAAGTCGAGCTTTTCTAATATAGAGCAGCAGTCTCTGGAATTTGTGAAATACACCTTAGATCCTTGGGTTGCAAGGTGGGAACAGGCGATAGTCCGTTCCTTATTATCGGCGAATGAAAAGAAGCAATACTTTGTCAAGTTCAATGTGTATGGACTGCTCCGCGGCGATTATCAGAGCCGTATGAATGGGTATGCCATTGGCAGACAGAATGGTTGGATGTCGGCAAATGATATCCGTGAACTTGAAAATCTTGACCGTATTCCGGAAGAGGAAGGTGGCGATTTGTACTTAATCAATGGAAATATGACCAAGTTAAAAGACGCAGGAATATTTGCGGGAAAGGGGGAAACACAGGATGAAGAAGTTTTGGAAGTGGAAGAACCAGAAGGTTTTGAATCAGGAGACACAGACGGAAATGGTGGAGAGAACATTGTTCCTAAACGGTACCATCGCAGAGGATAGCTGGTTTGATGATGATGTGACACCGCAAATGTTCAAGGAAGAATTGATGGATGGAAGTGGAAATATCACGGTCTGGATCAATTCGCCGGGTGGTGATTGTGTGGCTGCAGCCCAGATCTACAACATGCTCCGTGAGTATAAAGGGACTGTCACGGTTAAGATTGACGGCATTGCTGCTTCATTAAGACCGGGCTTTCCAGAGTGAAGCTGGCACATTTCATGGATTCAGAAACATGGATGGACGCAAACAAGGCCATTGAACTTGGATTTGCAGATGAGATCATCCAGAGAAATGGCGCTGTGGATCTGGAAGTGCCGCAGATTTCCATGCTGTATTCAAAAACTGCGGTAGTTAATTCCTTAATGGATAAGATTGCTGAAAAATGCAGGATCCAGCAAAAAAATGAAACTGAAAACGATAACAAAGTCAAAGCCGATTCGCTGATGAGTCGGCTTAATTTAATGAAAAATTGGAGGTAGTAAGATGACTATTTTGGAACTGAGAGAGAAAAGAAATAAAGCATGGGAAGCTGCAAAGGCTTTCGTGGAAACAAAGCGTGACAAGGATGGTTTGTTATCCGCAGAGGATGCAGCAACTTACGCGGAAATGGAGCAGAAAGTACAGAATTATTCTGCGGAGATCGCAAGAATGGAAGAGATGGAGGCTATGGAAGCAGAGTTGAATAAGCATGTGAATACTCCGATCACCGGCAAGCCGATGAATAGCGGTAAGGCTCTTGAAAAGAAGACAGGACGTGCTTCTGATGAGTATAAGGATGCTATGCTCCATGCAATCCGTAACAATTTCCGTAATATTCGCAATGTGCTTTCCGAAGGTATCGACACAGACGGTGGTTATCTGGTGCCGGAAGAATATGATTCCAGACTGATTGAAGGTTTGGAAGAGGAAAATATCTTCCGTAGACTTGGTACAACCATTACCACCAGTGGCGGGCGCAAGATCAACATTGCAGGTTCTAAGCCTGCTGCAGCATGGATTGATGAGGGTGAGGCACTTACCTTTGGTGATGCAAAGTTTGACCAGATCAATCTGGATGCCCACAAGCTTCATGTGGCTGTAAAGGTTACAGAGGAACTTCTGTATGACAATGCATTTGGTTTAGAGAATTATCTGATTCGTGCATTCTCCAGAGCACTTGCAAATGCAGAAAAGGATGCATTCCTCAATGGTGATGGTACAGGTAAGCCTCTTGGTATTTTTGCAGAACAGGGTGGTGGAGAAATCGGTGTGACTGCTGCAAGTGCAACAGAGATCACAGCCGATGAGATCATCAATCTTGAGTATGCACTTAAGAGACCGTACCGTAAGAAGGCAAAATTCATTATGAATGATGCGACCATTGCGGCACTT